ACATCAACAACGACCGTATGCCTTGCCGTATTGACGTTCTGTATGGCTTCAACACCATCCGTCCTCAAATGGCTTGCCGCATCTGGGGCTAAATTGAATGGGGCTTCGGCCCCTTCTCTCTAAACATTTTTCAAAGGAAATTATCATGGCTCTCCCTAATGGCGCAGGCGGTTACCAAGTTGGTGACGGCAATCTGTCTGAAGTTCAAATTCGCACCCAAGCTACCCCAGCAACGGCAACTGTCACGGCAACGCTGACAACTGCTCAAATTCTGAATGGTATTCTTTTGGGCACTCCTACCACCACCGCAGCCGCATACACTTTGCCTTTGTGTACTGATTTGGACGCAGCCGTTCCCAGTGCTAAAAACAATAGCTGTTTTGACTTTACGGTGATTAATACCAACGGTTCTGGTAGCGGCGTGATTACGATCACCACCAACACCGGCTGGACTATTGGTTCGTCGGGCACTCAAGGCTTGATGACTGTTACCACTGCTGGTACGTCGCAAACTTACCGCGCAGTCAGAACTGGCGACGCTGCTTGGTCTTTATATCGCATCGGCTAATTTGAATGGGGGCTTCGGCCCCTGTTTTTAAAGGAAACAATCATGCCAAATACTCAAGCTGTCGGTGTTGCGTATAGCGACCCCGAATTTACTACCTGCTACGCAAGCCAAGAGATTGGGTACTCAGCAGCAGCCCAAGGTGCTGTGACTCAAGCCACAAGCAAATCCACAGGCGTAACGCTGAATAACAGCGCTGGCCGCATCACAATGAACAATGCAGCGTTGGCAGGAGCCACCGCAGTGTCTTTTATTTTGACCAACAACTTGATTTCTATCAATGACACAATCATTGTGTGTATTTCTAGTAATACTACTGGTACTACAGCTGGTGCTTACACCACTTACGTTTCGTACTTGGCTGCTGGTTCTGCTTTGATTACGTTGCGAAATTTGACTGCCTCTACTTCATATTCTGAAGCAGTGATTATCAACTTTGCAATTATCCACGGCGCATCGTAAGCTGCACTTAAAAAGAAGGGGGCCACAAGCCCCCTTTTTGGGTATGAACATCTATTTAATGCACCCTGTCCACGGTCGAAAAGTTGCCACAATGGAACTTGAGGCCGTTTATGATGAAGAAAATGGCTGGTCGCGGTACAATCCAGACGAGCCTACTCCAACCTCTGAACTAGAGGATGAGTTTCCAATCAATGCGTTGAATGTCAAACGCAAGTACACGCGCAAGGCTGTAACCGAGGAAATCTGATATGGCAATCTACACCGCTGGTGACCAGATCAACAGGGCACTTAGACTGCTTGGTGTCTTAGCCGAGGGTGAAACGCCATCGGCAGCTACTTCGCAAGACGCGCTGGTTGCCCTAAATCAGATGATTGATTCGTGGAACACCGAGCGCTTGTCAGTCTTCAATACGATTGACCAAACGTTTACCTGGCCTGCTGGCGAAATTCAACGACACCTTGGCCCCAATGGCGCTAGTTTGGGTGGCTTTGATGGCATTCGCCCTATCTTGCTGGATGACGCTACTTACTACCGCGACCCAGGCACCAATGTGTCTTTTGGTATCAAGTTCATCAATCAGCAGCAGTACGACGGCATTGCGGTTAAGACCGTGACTTCCACTTATCCACAGGTGATGTGGATCAACATGGAATACCCAAGCATCCAGATGACTATCTATCCACGCCCTACACGGGACTTGGAGTGGCACTTTATCTCTGTGCAAGAGCTGGATCAACCTGCTGAATTGTCAACCCCATTGTTGTTTCCACCTGGCTACTTGCGGGCGTTTACTTATGGCTTGGCAATGGAGTTTGCACCTGAGTTTGGCGTTGAGCCTAGCCCCCAAGTGCAGCGCATTGCTATGACTAGCAAACGCGATCTGAAGCGCATCAACAACCCAGACGACATCATGTCCATGCCGTATTCGCTGGTGGCAACTCGTCAGCGGTTCAACATCTACGCAGGAAATTATTGATATGAGCACTATTGCAATCTCCTCGTTGCCGATAGCCACTACCAGTACATCGGCTGATGTTTTGCCAATTGTTCAGACTAACGTCACCAAACAAATTAGCACTTCAGTGTTGTTTAATGCAGCGCCAAACTTGAACGTAAACGGCATGGAAGTTGGCCGTGGCGCTGGAACCAACACCTCAAGCGTAGCAATTGGTGGCGGGTTATCCGTCAACACGACTGGCACTGGGAATTTTGCCATCGGAAACTTGGCTTTGGCGGTCAACACAACCGGCCTAAAGAACATTGCCATCGGAACCAACACCCTCAAGGCAAATATTGACGGGTTTTCCAATGTCGCCATCGGTTTTGATTCTCAGCAAGCTCGCACGACGGCACGCCAAAACGTGAGCATTGGCGACAGCACCCTTCGCCTTAACGCAAGTGGCCTATTTAATACGGCAGTTGGTGGTTCTGCATTGGCTACTACTACTGGCAACACAAATACATGCGTTGGCTACCTTTCTGGTTTTCAAATTACCACCGGCAGCAATAACGTGATCTTGGGCAACTTCCAAGGCTACACGTTGGGTGTGCTTGACATTCGCACTGTCACAACCGGCTATGTGGTTCTCAGCAACGGCAATGGCGACGTGGCTGCTTACTGGAATGGCGCAGATGCTACATTCAGCGGTAGCCTCACGTTACCTGGAACAATCGCAACCAGTGCAGTAGCGGCTACTGTTCCAAGCGGAAGCACAATCACTCCTTTAAAAGCTATTACTTTTATCAGTGGAACCACTGTAGTTAACACCATCTCCGTTCCAAGCAACATGCTTTTTACTGGTGGAACCATCACCCTGATTCCCACAGGCGCATTCACTTGGACAACCGCAGGCAACATTGCATTGGCCGGTACAGCCGTGGTTAGCAAAGCCTTAATCATGACCTACGACTACGGCACCGGCAAGTGGTATCCCAGCTACGTCTAAGCTATGAAGACACCCATCCTTGGATCGTCATATGTGGCCCGTAGCGTTAACGCTGCGGATAACCGCATGGTCAACTTGTTCCCCGAGATCATTCCCGAGGGTGGGAAGGAAGCTGGGTTTCTGAGCCGCGCACCAGGTCTAAACTTCCTGCAAACCGTGGGCACTGGCCCTATTCGTGGGCTGTGGGCGCACCAGACCAATGGCAGCGATTTCTACGTTGTCTCGGGCACTGAAGTCTATAAATTAACAGGGTTGACAGCCACACCTGTCAAGATTGGCGATGTGTCTGGCACCGGCCCTGTCTCAATTGCAGACAATGGGGCTACAATCTTTTTTGCCTGTAACGGCCCAAGCTACACCTATCACGAACCGACAAACTCATTTGACGCAATTACCAGCCCTGACTTTGCTGGCGCTGTTACGGTGGCGTACATTGACACGCTGTTTGTGTTCAACGAGCCTAACAGCCAAAACGTGTGGTCTGTAATCACGCAAACTTTGACTACGCCGCCAGTGCAAATATACCCGCTAGTTTTTGATCCTTTGACGGTAGCCCCTATAGATGGTTCACCTGACGGCGTAGTGGCAATCAACGTGGACCACAAGCAAATGTGGGTGTTTGGCACCGACTCAACTGAAGTCTGGTATGACGCTGGCCTCACAGGATTTCCACTATCGCCTATTCAGGGCGCTTTTAACGAAATTGGCTGTGTAGCTGCTTTCTCTATTGCCAAACTAGACAATAGCCTGTTCTGGCTTGGCACAGATGCCCGTGGGCAAGGTATTGTTTATAAGTCCAACGGTTACGCTGGTGTTCGAGTGTCCACCCATGCCATTGAGTACGCAATTGCCCAGTACGGCAACTTGGCTAATGCTTTGGCCTACACTTATCAGCAAGAAGGTCATGCTTTCTATGTGCTGACGTTTCCCAGCGCCAACGCCACTTGGGTCTACGATGTAGCTACCCAAGCCTGGCATGAGCGCGCTGGGTTTGACAATGGTGAGTTTGTGCGGCACCGCAGCAATTGCCAGTGCAACTTTGGTGGCAACACCGTAGTGGGCGACTTTGAGAACGGCAACATCTACACTTTTGATTTGGATGTGTACGCTGACAACGGCACCATTCAGAAGTGGCTGCGATCATGGCGCGCACTGCCCACGGGCCAAAACAATTTAAAGCGTACTGCGCAGCACACTTTGCAACTTGATTGCGAAAGCGGAGTTGGATTAAATGTTTACCCCGGCTACGATTCAGAAGAGATAACGACTGAAAGCGGTATTGATCTGGTAACACAAGATGGCGTTATTTTGGTAACAACCCCAATTCTTTCATCACCCGGCTACAACCCTAAAGTTATGTTGCGTTTTTCAGACGACGGTGGTCATACTTGGTCAAACGAAGCATGGGCTAGCATGGGCAAGATCGGTGAATACTATCGCCGGGTCTTTTGGCGTCGGCTGGGAATGACGCTAAAGTTGCGTGACCGGGTGTATGAAATCTCCGGCACAGACCCTGTGAAGATTGCCATCATGGGTGCTGAACTGGTCTTGTCACCGACAAACGCATAATGGCAACACAAAACATTTCGCAAATTCCAGCGCCTCGCGTTCCATTGGTGGACGTGCAGATGAACACGGTTTCGCGCGAATGGTTTATGTGGTTCAACAACCTTTATGCAATTACGGGTACGGGAACCGGCATTACTCCGGTAATAAACGGCGGCACAGGATTGGGAATTATTCCAACTAACGGCCAACTGTTAATTGGAAATGGTACTGGTTATTCTTTAAGAACGCTAACTGCGGGCAATGGCATTTCTGTTACCAACGGTTCTGGCACAATCTTTATTGCTAATACTGGTGTTTTATCGTTTTCTGGTGGCGCAACTGGACTACCTCCTGCCACAGCCACTACAGGTGCAGTAACTCTTGCTGGAACGCTTGCAATAGCTTCTGGGGGTACTAACGGTTTTGCTACGCCCACGGCATATGGCGTGGCCTATGGAACAGGTGCTGCCTACGCATTTACATCTGCCGGAACTACAGGTCAAGTTTTGACGGCCACAACAGGTAGCGCTCCAACTTGGGCTACACCAACTACTAGCGGCACGGTTACATCCGTAGCCGCTTTAACGCTTGGAACTACTGGCACCGACCTAAGTTCTACAGTTGCAAATAGCACTACAACGCCAGTAATTACGTTGAATGTGCCCACAGCATCTGCCACCAATCGTGGTGCTTTGAGTGCTGCGGACTGGACTACTTTTAACGGGAAAGGAACTGGCACAGTTACATCAGTTGCTACCGCAGGAACGGTAAACGGACTTACGTTGACTGGTGGCCCAATTACAGCGTCTGGCACTGTTACCCTTGGTGGTACGCTTGACCTGTCTAGCCCACCAGCAATTGGCTCTACTGCGGCAAGCACAGGTGCATTTACCACACTTAGCGCATCATCTACGGTTAGTGGTACAGGATTTAGCACTTATCTTGCAAGCCCACCGGCTATTGGTGGAACTGCGGCTGCTGCGGGTACGTTTACTACGCTGACTGGAACAACGTCAACAACTACACCAATTGTTCAAAATAGTGCGGCTGCGGCAATTGCATTTAAAACAAACTCAGCAACAAGCGCAATAACTCAATTTAACATAAACCACACAGCCTCTGCTGTGAACTATGTGCAGGTGACGGGAGCAGCTACTGCTACTGCTGTAGCTCTTTCATTTCAAGGTTCTGACGGAAATATTAGCGGTTCTTTTATTAGTAAAGGCAGTGGAACATTACGTTTTTTGACAAACACAACAATCGAACAATTGCGTGTTTTACACACTGGTTCAGCAGTAAATTATTTAACCGCTACCGGAAACATTGCTGGCGCTTCCCCTGCACTTAGCGTAGCTGGTACAGATACCGATATTGACTTAACTCTAACCCCCAAAGGCGCAGGTAACGTCAGATTTGGCACATACACAGCAAGTGCATTACTTGCCGTTGCAGGCTACATCACAATTAAAGATTCTGGCGGCACGACTCGCCGTTTACTCGTAGGATAATCATGGCACTCATCAAATCTATTGACACAGACTACGGCATTCCTGCCAGCTACTGGAATATTGGAGCCGTCCAAGAAGACTTTAAAGGCAAAGGCACGGAAGTAACTTTCTACGGCTACGCATCCAAAGAAGCCCGTGATGCTAACAAACAACCTTTGAGCGCAGGCAAGATGCAAGTAGCTGGAGATGAATACGTTGCCGGTGCAGACCGTGCCGCCTTATACTTCATCATCAAACAACGGCCCGAATTTGACGGTGCTGTGGACGCTTAATGGCGGCTTGACTGCCTGTTACTGGAGTAAATTATGGGACTTTTTAATGATCCGAATGGCTGGTTTAAGAGCGCGGGAGAGGACGTTTCTAATGTCGTCTCTGGTATTGGAAATGCTGTAAGTGATATTGCTCACAGCGATTTAGGTAAAGCTGCTGCGATTGCTGCTGCTGTTTATTTTGGCGCACCTTACTTAGGACTTACGGGTGAAGCTGCTTCGGCTGCTGCGGCTGCGGATGCGGCAGCAGTGGGTGGTACTGCCGAGGGGGCTGCTGCGCTAAGTACGGCTGCTCAGACTGCGCAATCGGCTGGAAGCCTTGCTGGATACGCGCAAACTTTGGGAACTACTGTTTCTGAGTTGGGTTCTGGTGCTGCTGCCGCACTTGGTAAAGCTGGTTCATATTTAGCCGCAAATCCTGGAGCTATGGCCGCAGCAGGTTCAGTTGCCAGTGGACTTATTGGTGCCTATGGTGCCAACAAAGCCGCTGGACTTTCTGCGGAGTCTTCAGCAAATGCTTTGGCTTTGCAAAAAGACATTTACAACCAGCAAACCGCGCTTAACGAACCGTATCGTGCTGCTGGACTGACAGCACAGAACAAAATGTTATCTGTGCTTGGGCTTGGTGGTGATACGGCAGCACCTGGATATGGCAAGTACGCCAAAGACTTTAGCATGGCTGACTATGAGGCTGATCCTGGCTATGCTTTCCGATTAAGCGAAGGATTAAAACAGTTAGGTAGCCAAGCACGGGCGCAGGGCGGTGCTGGGGGCGGACGCACAATGATGGGAATTCAAAAATATGCACAAGGACTAGCATCGCAAGAATATCAAAGTGCGTTTGACCGTTACCAAACTAATCGGGCAAATCAGCTTCAACCTTTGGGTGGATTAATGTCATCTGGGCAAGCCGCTACTAATCAACAAGCTGGCGCTGCTGGATCTTATGGCGCCAATGCTGCTGGGACTATTACAAATGCTGGCAATGTTGCTGCTGGTGCTGCATTAGGTGGTGCGACTACGATTGGAAATGCTTTGTCTACTGGTGCAAGCGCTTACGCAAATCAAAGCAACTTTGCTAACTGGTTAGCGCAACAGAATCAAAAAACTCCAATTAATCAACCGTCATACATGTCACCTCAAGATATGAACGTAAACCCGTATAGTCAATTCGGTCGTTCTCAATACACCTAAAGGATAAATTATGGCACTTGCTGATCAACTAGCCCAAGGCATACAATTTGCCCCACCTCCTGACCCATTTGCCCAATATGGCAAGATGCAACAGTTGCAGGCCGGACAGACGCAAAATGCGCTGGCGCAATACCAACTTGGTGCGGCTCAACGGGCCGACGAAGTAAACACCAACTTTTTGCGAGGCGTTCAATCGGCTGGTAGTGATGAAGGTGCTATTCGTCAAGCATACATGAGTGCGGGAAAAATCAAAGAATACCAAGACCTTTTAAAGTCTCAAGCTGAAGCTGCAAAATTGCAGGAAGAAACTAAAAATTTTGGTGTTACTCGTCAAAAAACCCAATCCGATATTGAAGCAGCAGGATTGACTAAACAATTAAAAACTGCCGAGATTGCGGCAAGTATTTTGAATGGTGTAACAGATCAAGCTAGTTACGATCAAGCAAAGCGGGCGTTGGGGCATATTGTCTCTAAGGAAAGTTTGGTTGATTATCCTGCCGCATATGACCCCAAATTTATAGCTTCTGAAAAAGCAGCTGGTCAAACGTATACTCAGGCACAAACTGCTGCAAATGCTGCTAGGTTGGCTGCT